GTGCGCATGATGTCTCGGGACGAGAAAGCCTATTACGGGCTCCAGGATATTCCGTATCGTGATTACGAGTTCATTATCAGGGCAAGGGATGACCTCAAGACCAGCGATACACTTGTTTGGCGAGGAAAGGCGCATAACGTTGTGGCTATTTGGAAGGAAAGCGAGCGGTCTCGATACATGAAAGTCGAAGCCGCTTTCGGGTCGGGAGACAGCGATGCCGTCCCCTAAAGCATACAAGCGCAAGCGATGGGAGCGGCTGCGGGAGCGTAAACTGACCGAGGACCCGTTCTGTCAGTGCCCGCAATGCCAGGCCGAGGGCCGGTGGAGATTGGCCGATGAGGTGGACCATGTGGTCCCCGTGGAGCGTGGTGGAGGGATGTTCGACTGGAACAATCTGCGCTCGATGTCGAAACAATGCCATTCCCGGAAGACGCTGCGCGAGGATGTTTTAAAACAGCCTGCCAGGATACGAGGAGCTGACCCGGAGACCGGACGACCGCTCGACCCGCGCCACTACTGGAACGAGCAGACGTAACTCTCTGTTCTGTCTGAAAATCACTAGCAACTGGCCGTGGGGGGTCGCGGGGGGTAGGCAAGAACATACTTAACCAATCATGGGACTACGAGGAATCAACTCAAAGCCGCTTAAACAGCGCCAGACCGAGGACAGCCTAGCGCCTCCAGCGAAGGACTGGCAGGCCAAGGGACTGAGCCGGGCGGAGCGTGTCATCCGCTTCGTGGAGAGTCTGCCGGTCACGTCTGGCAAGTTCGCGGGGACGCCCTTCAAGCTGCGACCCTGGCAGGAAAAGGAGCTCCGCAAGATATACGCAACGAACCGGGGCAAGCGGAAGGTCCGCACGGCGGTCCTGTCCATGGCCCGGAAGAATGGCAAGACCGCCCTTGCTGCGGGGCTCTGTCTGGCTCACTTGTGCGGACCCGAGGCTGAGGAGCGGGGCCAATGCTATTCCGCAGCGGCGGATCGTGACCAGGCCGGTCTCATATTTATGGAGATGGAAGCCATCATCAACCGAGTTGAGTGGCTGGACGAGCGCCTGAACGTCAAGCGGTTTACCAAGGAAGTGGAGGACCTGGAGACCGGGAGCTATTACAAGGCCCTGTCCAGTGACGCCAAGACCAAGTACGGATACAGCGCCTCGTTCATCATCGCGGACGAGGTGGCGCAGTGGCCGACCCGTCAGTTGTGGGACGCCCTGACCACTTCGACCGGAGCCCGCGAGGAACCGTTGACCATCGCAATCTCTACGCAAGCCGCGACCGATATTCACCTGTTTAGCGAGCTCCTGGACTACGGTTTGTCTGTCCAGCGGGGCGAGGTGGACGACCCCACTTTCTACGCCAGCCTGTATGCAGCTCCCGAAGGCTGCGCTCTCGACGACCATGCGGCATGGTATGAAGCCAATCCCGCCTTGGGCGACTTCCGAAGCTACGACGAGCTCAATACAGCGGTGCAGCAGGCCAAACGCCTGCCTACCAGGGAGCCGTCTGTCCGCAATCTCTACCTGAACCAGCGCGTTGCCGCCGATGAGCGATTCATTCCGCCAAGTGAATGGGACGCATGCCGGGGCGAGATTGACCTGGAGGCATTGCAGGGCCGTCCGTGTTTCGGAGGGCTGGACCTGGGGAGCACTCGGGACCTGACCTCGTTCTCCCTGTTCTTCCCGTGGGACGATGGTGTGCTTTTGTCATGGTCCTGGTGTCCCAAGGATAACATCGTGGAACGCGAGGACGTGGACCGTGTTCCCTATCGAGTTTGGGCGGACAAGGGATACATTGAGCCGACCCCTGGACGTGGAACGGACAAGCGATTCGTTGCCCTGCGTATGGCTCAGATTGCGGAATACTTCGACGTGCTCAAGATTGGATTTGACCGGTGGTCGATGAACGAGCTCCAGCGCATCATGGCCGAGGAGGATGTGGAGCTCCCGCTGGAACCATTCGGGCAAGGATTCAAGGACCAGGGTCCGGCTGTCCGCACCTTCGAGGAGTTCATTCTAAACAGGAAGCTAAAGCACAATGGAAATCCTCTTCTTACCTGGGCTCTGTCTAACGTTGTTCCGAACCGGGACCCTGCGGGGAACGTCAAGCTCGACAAGGACAGGGCCAGGGAGCGAATTGACCCTATCGCGGCAAGCGTTATGGCTGTCGGAATTGCGGCGAAGGAGCCGGAAAAGAAACAATATGACTTCGACAAGGACCTAGCTATAACGTTTTAGGCATATACATCGAAAACAATAAACCAAGTTTGTGGAGGTAAGCATCATGGCAAATGTTCGTGATTTGAAGGAAAGGCGGGCGAAGGCCATTGAGGAAATGCGCCAGCTCGCGGACAATCCCCGTGGAAGCAACGGCGACCTCGATGCCGAGCAGGCGAAGCGGTTCGACGAGCTGCGGGCGGAGAGCGAGAACCTGGAAAAGCAGATTGAGCGCCAAGCCGCCCTGGACGAGGCGGAACGGCGCATGAACGGCGAGCCCATGAACCAATCCGAGGACAGGAAATGGGAGCAGGCCCGCCGGGAGTATCGTTTGACCACTGCCCTGGCCGGGGCCGCTGGCCTGAACGTGGACGATGGCCGGGAGCGGGAAATCCAGCAGGAGATGGCCCGGCGCAGCGGTCGCAGTTTCCAGGGAATCGCCGTCCCCACTGAAGTATTCCAGGAGCCCGCCGAGCAACGTGCCCTGACCTCCAGCGGAGACGGCAGCGACCTTATTGCCACGGATCACATGCAGAATCAATTCATCGACCGCCTGCGGGAGAATGTCGTGGTGCGGTCCCTCGGGGCTCGGGTGCTGCGTGACCTGACCGGCAACGTGGACATTCCGAAGCTGTCCGCAAGCTCCTCGGTGGGATGGGTGGCCGAGAACACTGCCCTGAGTGAATCTGACCACGCCTTTGCCTCGGTGGGGATGTCCCCGAAACATGCCGGGGCCATCACTGAGCTGTCCCGGAATATGCTCCAGCAATCCAGCCCCGACATCGAGCGTTTGGTCCGGAATGACTTTGCGCAGATTCTCGGCTCCGCCCTGGACAGTGTGGCTATCAAGGGCGGCGGGACAGACGAGCCGACCGGTATTCTTTCGCATGGCTCGGTTCCCAGCGTTGACCTGTCCGGTGGTGTGACTTGGGGCGGGATTCAGAGCGTTATCGGAACCGTGGAGGATGCCGACGCCAGCGGTTCCGCCTTCCTGACCAATCCCAAGGTCGGGCGGGTGCTGCGGACCACGAACAAGGTATCCGGCGAGCCTGCGCATGGATTCATCCAGACCGAAAAGGCCAGCCTGGACGGGTATCCGCTGCGCCGGACCACTTTGGTCCCTGTTATTAGCGGTTCCCCTGACAATTCGGACCTCATCTTCGGCAATTTTGCCGACCTGATGATTGGGTTCTGGTCGGAGCTGGACCTTCTCGTGAATCCTTACGAGGCGACCGCTTACAGCAAGGGCAACGTCAAGATTCGGGCCATGATGACTGCGGACGTGGCCCTGAGACATCCTGAATCCTTTGCTTACGGGACGGGAATTGATGTCTCGGGAGTATAGAACGCTGAATGAAATCCACGCCGATGGCCGGAAGCTGACCGGATACGTGGCCCGGTTCAACCGCGAGGCCGACCTGGGCAGTTTCCGGGAGCGCATTGCGCCGGGAGCCTTCCGGGGCTCCCTCGGCGCGGACGTGCTGGCCCTTGTGGACCATTCTCCCGAGAAGCTCCTGGGCCGGACCAGTACGGGGACCCTTCGCCTCAACGAGGACCGGCAGGGGCTCGCCTTCGAGCTCGATGTTCCCGAGACCACGTTGGGGCGTGACGTGCTGGCGATGGCCGAGCGCGGAGACCTCGGGGGCATGTCCTTCGGATTCAATGCGACGGATGAACAGTGGGACGGGCGAACAAGGGAGCTGCGTGCGGTCAATCTGCTAGAGGTTAGCGTTGTCCACGCGTGGCCCGCTTATGCCGGGACCGAAGTGCAGGCCCGGAACGCGGCTCCATGTCTATATAAGGCCCGTCGCTACCTGGAGACGGTCAAATGGGTATTTTGAGCAAGCTATTCGGAAAACGCGAGAAGCGCGAGGATATATCCTGGGAAGCCGTGGCCCTGGCTCAGGGCGGCGGTGCTTCGACGGCTGCGGAGAACCTGTCAACGGTCCTGGCCTGCGTGAACGCTATAAGCGGCTCCCTGGCTAGCCTTCCGGTGTATGTTCATCGGCTGGAGCAGGCGGGCCGTGTGGTGGACTGGGACCATCCTGTCCAGCGCCTCGTGGACCTTGGCCCGAACCAGTGGCAGAGCTGGCCCGAATTTGTGGAATGGCTGGCCGCGTCTGCCCTTCTCCGGGGCAATGCGTTGGCCGAGGTTGTGACAGATGCCCGTGGTGCTCCGGTGGAGCTCATTCCGCACGAGTGGAGCACGGTGTCTGTACACAAGCTCGGGTCCGGGCGGCTCCAGTATGAGATCGAGGGCAACGGAAACCGCCGCCGCCTTCTCCAGGAGGAGGTCTTGCATCTGCGGGACCGTTCAGACGACGGTATTGTAGGCCGCTCCAGGCTGTCCAGGGCAAGCGAGGTTGTGGAGGCCAACCAGACCTTGCAGCGGTTCTCAAGGCGCATCTATGACAACGGGGTGAGTCCTTCCGGTGTGGTCGAAGCAGACGAGACCGTAGGCCCCGAACAGGTGGAGAAGCTGAGGAGCCGATTCAAGCAGGCTTTTTCCGGGGCGAGTAATGCGGGGTCCGCTCTCATTCTCGACCAGGGATTGAAATGGAAGCAGCTTGGGGTATCCCCGGAGGACGCGGAGCTCTTGTCGAGCAGGCGGTTCTCAGTGGAGGAAATGGCCCGACTGTTTGGGGTCCCGCCGCCCGTCGTTGGTCATCTTGACCAGGCCAACTACAGCAATGTCAGTGTCTTGACCCGGTTCTACGCAAAGCAATGTCTCATGCCCTGGATTAGAAAGCTGGAGGAGTGCTTCAAGAGGTACGTATTCAGCTCCAGCGCGAGGCGGACGCATGAGCTCAAGTTCGACCTGTCCGGTCTCCTGCGAGGGGACCCGGAACAGCGTTGGCAGGCGCATCAAATAGCCGTTCAGAATGGCATATTGACCGCTGACGAGGTTCGCAAGGTCGAAGGGTGGAATCCTCGGGGAAGCTCCTCCAGAAGCACACAGCAAGGCACAGAGCGCCGTTCACTGGACGAATTGACCCCGGCGCAGCGTGACGCCCTGGAGCGCAAGCTGGAAATCCGGTCCAGATATCGTCCCCGGATACGAGATCGGCTGCAGCCTATCATTCAGGAAGATGCCGAGGCTGTGCTGCAAGCCCTGGAGAGCGGCAACCTGGATGGCCTGATGGAACAATTCGACAAGCGGGGCGGCGACAACGGCGACGTTGCGAATGCCCTCGCGGACGATGCCAAGGCAATGGAGGGCGAGGTCCGCCAGGTAGTCCAGGACGAGACCGGCGAGATTGTGGACCATGCGGGTCCCTTCGTGGCTGCGGCTCTTGGGTCCTTGGGGACCGGATATGCGGCGGCGAATAGGGCGCAGGTTCAGGCCCTCAAGGACTATCCCGACCAGCTCAAGAACCGTGCCGAGGAGTGGCTGGAGAAGCGAGTGGATGACCTGGCCGACAAGACCAGTGTCCGCATCGAGGCCGGTGTTTCTCATCGTCTGTATCGGAAGGCCGGTCGCCGGAAAGGGACCATCGTCAATACAGATGCGCCGAACCAGACCGGCTCGTTGGACGAGCCCTTCAGAGAGAGCGGGGACGAGCTGGAGAGCGACCTATACAATCCGCCACTTGAGCCCGGTGACAATCGGGTAATGGTGGCAGATTAGATATTCGCCCGCCACGGAGGCGTCGTATCCGGGGTTCTTTAAGGGTAGCCCATGGTGTGGGGCGGCCGGCGCGTGGCCGGCCATTACATCGCCGCCTGTCCGGGGCGGAAATACCGGATACCTCCCCAGGCCCCTTGGCGCGAAGCCGAGGGGCTTTTTTTTTGACCAATCAGGAGGGCTACATGATGCAACGTCGCTTTCCGTTTTGCCGGGATTACGCCAAGTGTTTGGAGCATGCTTCGATCTTTGCCAGGGGCCTAGATTGCCGCAGCTGCCAGGACTACGAGCCAGCGGAGAAACGATACTCAGCGCAGGACCGAGCAGGGATGAGGGCGCTGCTAGACCGGATTTTCAACCGGGGTAAATGCAACTCTAAATGTAGTATTCCGAGAGCCAGCACCAATTCAGTTTTCCACGACCGCGCGGAACCAAAATCCAAACAGCTCTATATATCCCCGTATGACAAGGCATTATGAGCCAATTTTGAGAACGGACTTTAGGAGCGGACCATTCTTGCATTAGTTACAATGCACTTTTGAAATGTATCTCTTAAAACCCTTGCCATGCGGGGACGCGATAGGCGACAAACAACCCTGCCTGGAGTCCATTGATTGGCGGGGAGTCAACCCCTGTCATGGGTGCTGAGGACACCGACTTGCATTGGAAAAGGAATTTTTGTTTGATCCCCTATTTCAAAGACCGGCGCATATTGGCCTTGTGTGGCTTTTCCAGGCCCCATCCCCGACCTGTGGCCCGTAGAAAAAGACACAAAGGAAATTTGAGGCGATATAAATAACTGATATTGCTGAAATAATGAGCGATTAAAAAAATTTTCTTCAGTCAATCCGACCCCCTTGACTTATCAACCGAAACGGTGCATAATAATAAAAAACATGAAGGGAGGTCGGTATGAAACGAGTTATCGAAGGCGTTAGGTTCGACACGGAGAAGGCGGTGAAGGTCGGAGAGAACAGCAGCACTCTACCTGTCACGGATTTTTCATGGTGGAGCGCTGCACTATACAGGACCCCGAGGTCCGGGCGCTATTTCCTCGCCGGTGAAGGTGGCCCGATGACCAGGTTCGCACGATCCAACGGCGACACCGTGGGGTATGGTGAAAAGATCATCCCCATGTCACGCGCCGAGGCGCTGGAGTGGGCCGAGCACTTCCTGGACCCGGACACGGTGGAGAATGAATTTTCCGACTTCATCGAGGACGCATAAGGAGGGGAACATGGCTATTTGGGTAGAGCACAGCAGCGAAAATGCTCCGCCTTATCTGGTAGTGAAAAAGGTGAGGGAGACTTTCGGCATGTTTCACTTTCAGGGCAAGGCTGTTTCCGAGGAGAGTGCTCAAGAATATGTAAACGGCAATACTGAGAAACTTTCATTAGACGGGGAAGGGGTGGACGTTTTTATTCCTAAGGCCAAGATTAAAAACATGCAGTCTTTGAAAGGCATATCCCATGAGGAGCTGCAAGCATGAAAAAAAGGGGGATTTTATGCGGACACGTTGCGAAAGCTGCGGGACCTGGGTAGAGGAGAGCTACACGCACGTTATCAATGAGCAGTGCCTTTGCGTGCTGTGTGCTCTTCGGGTGGAGGAGTATCAAGACGCGGGGGATGACCCCGCATTTGACTCCCAAGAAATCAGAGCATAAAATCCTAATCGCAATGCGTATGCTGATTACTAACAGAGTTCCGCATAAAAAAAGCCCCTGGTGGCAGCCAGGGGCGCGGAACAAAAATGGTCGTAGGCGGCGACCAGGTGACGATTCGGGCCGAGGACGGAGCCTCCTTTTTTGCAATGCTCTCCGCTCTCGTCCCAAGCACACATCTCTACCCTACCTAGGGTGAGATTTGGAGTCAAGCCTGTTGCCGCCTCCATTAAGAGGCGGAGATGCCGGAAACAGCACTAGCAAGGGATTGGCTAGAAGAGTTCGGGGACGTTTTCTGTAACCGGGACGGGAAGGCGCAAGCGCGAGAGCACAAACAGGACGTGCCTCGGTCTGTCTCCCT